GGTCACTGAAGAACAAGTTGCGTTAGCAATGACGTGGGTAAAGATATGCCGAGAGGTTCATCAGCATAGTCGAGACAACATTGTTGATGGTGCTGGTTACTTAGGCACACTGCAGATGGTCATAGATGAACGTGAACTGCGTGCCAACAAAAACGATTGACGGTGGCTTAACAAGGAAAACCGATGTTTACATTGGCATTGACCAATCGTTAACAGGGTTTGCTTTAACAGCCTTATCCGAAGATGACCCATTAGAGTTTTTTACGTGGGTATACAAATCTCCTTATTTTGGTATTGAAAGATTAGTAGACATTAAAGAGTGGCTTGAAGATACTTTAGATTACATTCAAGAACAGGGTGCAGAGTTACTAGATGTATCCATAGAGGGAAGTGTGTTACAAAGTCCTGCTGCCCTTAAGTTAGGGGAGTTAGCAGCGATTGTTAAACTTGCTTTATACGAAAGAGAAAAGATATTTCCTCTGCAAGTATCTCCCATGACCCTAAAGAAGTTTGCTGCGGGTAAAGGAAACGCCAAAAAACAAGAGATGCTCCTACAGATGTACAAACGCTGGGGTGTTGAGTTCAACGATGACAACGCTGCCGACTCCTACGCCTTAGCCCGTCTAGTCTCAGGAAACGGGATAAACAAGGTTGAAACCGATATTATCGAGCAGATGTCTAATCCAAAGTACAGAGATGAACCACGTTTAGCCTGATTTTTAGGGGTTTCTTCTCTACCTTTATGAGTAGGTAGGGCACTACAAATCGAACTTAAAGGACTACTAATTGTGACTAAAGAACCGACACCTGCTTCAGAAGAAGCGTTTTTACGTGTAAGTGCTGGAAGTAACCCTCAAAGCGTTGCTTCTGCGATTGCTCATGCTCTGTACTCAGGTGGGCAAGTAAAACTACGAGCCGTAGGTGCAGGAGCCGTTAATCAAGCGGTTAAAGCACTGGCGATTGCTCGAGGGTATGTCGCTCCCCGTGGATTGGACTTGACCTGTAAACCAGGTTTTACAACCATCGAGAGCCGTGATGGAGAAATTTCTGCCATCGTTTTTAGCATTGAAGCAAAGTAAAAAAGGGTATTATTAACGTAAGCAAAGGAGTTTTAAATGTCAGATTATAGAAGTATGGGACAAGGTATGCGTCGTCGTGCAGGTGCGTCAAGCAGCACAATGGGTGGCCTTGATAAAAAAGTTTCAGTTGAAATGCCTGATGCAATTAGTGACATGCTAAATGCGTCAAGTGCTCGTCTATCTGTAGGTGCAGTTCGTGGAAAGTTAATTCCTAAGAAGAGCACACAAGCAGCAGACCCAGCAAGTATGGGACCAAAAGCACGCCGTGCTCCAATGCAGACAGGTACAGAAAAACTTGGACCAGCATGCAGAATCACATCTTCATACTCTGTTACTTCTCCAGAAGCAGCATCAACCATGAGAAATGGTAGAATTGTTTCAAGCACAATGGGAACTCGAGCATCGCTCACAGATTCCATTCACGACTCAAGAGACTAACATGAGTTCGAACGCCCTTTCTGCTGCACAAGGTGGAGAGATGAAGCCATATCGTTATGCTGGCTACACTGCTCCAAAAGCATTAGGCAGCGTAAACGCAACCACACAAAGTAAGCGTACTGCGTGGACAAATGACAGCGACCCTTACGGAACCCCACAACCTTTATCAAAACAGACACAAGGGTCTTATTACAAGTGGGACGATGGCGGTTCTCCTCAAACTAACGTTGTAAAGAAGTAGGAGTGTCGCGGTAGTTTTCGTTAAATAGTTTGTATACTAATTCGTAGGCAAACTATTAACAAAGGACTACTTATGGCAGACGAGTCGCTTCTTTCAGTTCTTGATGAACTGTTGGCAAAAGCAGAAGCCCGCACAGTTCGTCCATGGACATGCAAATTTGCTAAGTGGCTAGAAACTTTAACAGCCGATGAAATATCTCGCGTTAATAAAATAATGGAATCAAACATAACTCATGCAGAACTTCATCGGTTATTGTCAAGAGTATGTGATGTTAGTCGGGACACCATCAGGACTCATAGAACAGGACGCTGTGCATGTCGAAGTTAAATCCAGAAGAGTTAGATAAGGTTCTCACGGATGCTGAACAACTAGTAGTTGAGTCCAAGATAAACGATGTCCTACAGAAAAACGGAATTAACCGCGATGAAGTTGGGAAGATTTCTCGGGTTAGTGTATCTACTTACCAGACGGTTACTAAGGGTGAAGACGGCGAACCAGTCATCAACGACCTTGAAGCGATTAAGGTTGTTCTCCATCCTTCTTGGGAAGCAGGACCACAGTGGGAAATAATTCGTCCTGCAACCCCAGTAGAAGTAAAACTACCTTGGAAACCCCAGGTTAAAAAGAAATCTGAAACAGATTTAAAGTGTGCTTTTATTTTACCTGACCCTCAAATTGGTTACCGTAAATACGAAGATGGAACGCTAGACCCCTTTCATGATGACCAAGCCATTGATGTTGCTTTACAAATCATGGCGTTTGTTCAAGAAAAATATGGCATTGATGTAGTAATTAATCTTGGAGATTTCTTAGATTTACCAGAACATTCAAAATTTATTCAGGAAGCAGCCTTTGCTGGAACAACACAACTAGCCATTAACTATGGTCACGAATTTTTAGCAAAACAAAGGGCTATTTCACCAGAAGCCCGTATTGTTTTACTTGAAGGAAACCACGATAATCGTTTGAACCTTTATGCAACTAGAAATGCTCAGGCTTCTTATGGACTAAAAAAAGCGGGGGATGTCAACGGAGACCCTGTATTAAGTGTTCAAAACCTTTTATGCTTAAAAGAATTAAACGTTGAGTTTTACGATAAGTACCCTTCTCAAGAGTCTATGGTTTGGTTAGGTAAATACTTGCGTGCCATGCATGGAAATAAAGTCCGAAGTAATGGAAACACAGCAGTTGCTTACACAAACGATACCCCACACCTATCAACTATTTTTGGTCACATTCATCGCATTGAGATGCAGTACAGAACAACGTTTGATGCAGATGGTCCGATTAGAAGCGTTTCCGTCAGCCCTGGATGTTTGTGTCGAGTTGATGGTGCTGTTCCAGGAGCAAACTCTGGAGTTGGTGGAGATGGTCGTCCAGGGAAACACTATGAGAACTGGCAACAGGGTATTGCTGTAGTTTGGTATAACGAAACTTCGGGAAGATTTTCGGTAGAGACTGTTAACATTATTGACGGAACTGCTCTATACCAAGGTCAAGAATTTCTAAGTTCTAAAACCTCTACGTAGTGCATTTCAATTTCAAATTTAGCCATATCAATATCTGAAGTTACTGAACCGCGCCACCCACATTTAGTTGGGTTACATGTGGCTTGGTAAAGGACATCGCTTACGATAGCGACCACAGCGTGGTGTTTTAACCCCATTTGATACCCCCTTTATCCTGACAAACGCTACCTTATCTTAGAACATAGAGGTATGAGTAATGCAGCCCTTAGTGACGGTCAATTTGCGGAGCACTTAAACAACCCAAACACGGGTGGAGCCTCCTTAAATTTTAAAGACCGAACAGAGGTTTCAGGCAAAGGGTTTATGACAGCCTTTTCTGGTGCTGAAAAGACATTACCACTACCTGCAAAAGAAGCAGACATAACTTCTTTTAAAGAAAAGAATAAACCCGCAGTTGAAGGTAATGCAGCAGCAGTTCACGGTGCTTGGAAATACCCAGAGGGACATTACACTCAAGATTTATCAGTTCAGGTTTCAACTCCTAGTGAATCTCAAAAAATGGGGGAAACCGAAAAACAGCAGGCTGCTTATGCATTGCCTGGAAGTCGAGTTTCTAGCAGAGGACACCACCTTAAAGAAGGTGGAGATGTTTTATTCCACACTGGTGATTTAGGTAAAAATGATTCAGACCCACGCTATCGCCCAGGTGCATTGGACATGGCAGGTGGTAAAGGAAGTTTTACTCGTAATCAATACGCAAACAAAGACTGGAAAAAAGTTGGCGGAACATTAAACGGTAAACCAGTTAATTATGAAAGTGTTTTAAGAACTATAAACGAGAACCGCACAAACCGTATGAGAGGTGAGTAATGCCTAGTAGCAATATGTCCCCAAATCAAGATTGGCAAGCACTTGGTGCAGGCGGTTTGTATGGTTATAACAATCAAGGTGGTTCTGGTGGACCCGCAGTTAGAGACAATTTAGATTTTCAAAGAATTGGTGTAGGAAGAGTTCCGTCTGCTGAGTATCCTGACGGATATTTAGGTACACTTACTACACGTCGTCGAGATGACAAACTTCTTGATTCACTCAAGAATAATGTTAACAAGAAGGCGTACCAACGAGGTGTTCACAAAGGTGAACGCATTGAGCCAAGTGGTTACTACTGGCCTACCGAGTTACAACCGACCCGTGGATTATCGCGCCAAATGAATGCGAAAATGGATAATACCAACGGAACAGTTGTATATCGTGTGGCCCGAAATAGCCCAGTGGTTGAACTGACCCCTGCCCCACATCTCGTTAATGATGGAAAAGCAAACCTACGTGCTGACCAACCTGGGCAATTAAATCCAAAGAGAGCATCTCAACTTTTAAATATGCGTCCTGCTTGGAGATAACATGGCAGAGGAATTAGCAAAGCGGGTAGTTTTTAGCCCCATCATGTCTCAACAGTTGATGCAAAAGAATGTTGACAATATTACGTCTCGTTTTAAATCAGCCACTAAAGAACAACGTGCTGAAGGTGTTGACTGGTACAAAAAAGCCAACGATATAGCCTTTGAATTAGGTAAGGGTGACGTTAAAAAGGGTGCTGGAATTTTGTCAGCATTAAGCCCTGCCATGGAGTGGAACCGTAATATCCGTGCTGCTAGGGAATTAGTAAACACGGGAGAAACAACCCACCAGTATTATCACTCAACGGTTGTAAAAGCCAAAAGAATTTTAGAGGGTGAAGACCCAGACACCTTATTTAATGAAAAAACAGGTGCAAAGACATTAAACTTTTATCACAATATTGCAAACCCTGAAGACCCTTTGCCAGTAACTATTGACCGTCATGCACACGATATTGCGGTAGGTGAAAAGGGTTCTATGACAAAAACCTTAAGCGGTCACTTAGCAGGACCTAGGTATCGCCACTTCTCTGAAGCGTATAGAAACGCTGCTCATGAATTAGGTATACCAATTGCTAATCAAGTTCAAGCGGTAACATGGGGAACTCAACCAAAAGGAAGACAGGCAAATGGCTAGAGGTAGTGGCACAGACGGTCGTTATGACCACACAAAGCCTTGGACTCAACGTCCTCCATTCATGCCTGACCAAGTTGCAAAACGCTGGCAATATAGCGGTCCTTGGTCTTCTAATGAAGAACGATTAACTTCTCAAGCATTAATGGTGATGAACGTTCCAGGTGCAGACATTCAAGCAATGGTTAGACCTAACCTTCCTCAGATTCGGTTGTTTCCAGAAAAGTATGGCTACAACAGAAAAACTTTAGGCATCGATGACATAGTTACTATCGACCGTAACTACGTTGAGCCAAGAGTTGGCTGGTACTCAGGAGGAGTAGCAGGTTACACAGGTTCTATGAGAAATAGTTTGGGGAATAACTAATGGATATGGATTCAGGCAACTTCACTGTTGAAATGCAGGCAAAACTAATTATGGACAACGCTGTTAAATACAACGGTTCTGCTGGTTGCCCACAATGTGGTGTTATTATGGACCCTGTGTCGATGATGTATAGCAAGGGTATGTGCCCACAGTGCTTCTCCCAGCATTCTGCCAAACGTCTTAAGGATAGAATGGCATGAGCAAGAAACCACGGGCAAAAACTAAAAGCGGTAAGCCTTTACTTGCATCAGGAAAAATTGCTGTTCCTACAGTAAAAAGAGGCGATGACGGAAAATTAGTTGGCACTTCTCCCGCAGAAAGAGATGCTGCTCGTAGAACAGATTTACCAACGGCTGACAGAGATACAATGGGAGTTCCTGAGCAGAAAGTTGGCTTTGTCCAAAGAGTTTCAGCAGTTCGTGGTGTTGGCACAGCAGCAAAAGGAGCAGCAGGTTCCTACCCTGTAATTAAGGGTCTAGTAGACCAAGCACGAATGCACCTAATGTATATGCAAAAAACCCACGGAACCCCAGCCTTTCATGAGCACCACGAAGCCTTTAATGAGGTCCATGCAACTATAGCCATAGGTGCTCCAGACATCCACATGTCCCTTGGAGTGGCAAAAACTGCGGTTGCCAACCCCACTCAAGACTCTCCAAAGCACTTAGCCTTGGCTCATAAAGCAATTGATGACAGACTTAGCATTTATAAGAACTCCTCAGAGAGTAATATTGAGAATAGTCAAGCAGGCTATCAAGAACGAATGAGAAAAATTCGTGCTGAAAGGAACCCCTCATGAATTGGAATGACCGTCGCAAGGCAAAAAATGCCGCAAGTTCAGAAATGAAAAAAAATCTTTCTGCTATGGCAAAAGCGGGAACTTTACGTGCAGAACCAAAGCGTAAGACTGATGACTGGTCAAGTACTGGAAAAGATGAACGTCGTGCCGTTTCTAGTGAAGCACGTCAAGTTGGTTGGGAAGCAGGAAACGACCCATACGACAGAGCAAAAAATTACAAGACTGCAGCAAAACGTGTTTCTGACAATCCTTCAAAGTATCACTTGAGTGATAAAGAACCAATCCGAGCAAATCCAAAGAAAGCGAAATAATTATGGCTGTTAACTCATCACGTTCAATGAACCAATCACTAGATGCTGGTGCAACAGATGGTAAGTATCGTAAGGCTCGTCCTGATACTGAAGTTGTTCCAGGTGCAGGGTCAGAAGAGACTCTTGCTAATCGTCAAGCACTAAACCCTTTCTTTAACTATGGTTTTGCAACTACTGAACACCCAAACAAGGTAAACCCTGGTAAGTAACCATGGCAAAAAGACCTCGTGGCATTGGTGCTAAAGCAGGTAAAGGTGGAGCCAAGCAAGTAAGAGTTGAGTTCACTGAAGAACGTAAAGAAGGTGGCGGAGCAAGACCTAACCGCAAAAAAGGTGGAAAGATTAGAAAACCAATTCCAACCGTTGGTGGTAGGAAGCGTCGCGTTAAAATAGATTAATTAACTGTAGACTTACCGTTTACTGAACAAGGAGTATTACATGGGACAAATCCCTCTATTGGGTTCTCGTAAATCTGATGACCATAACACTGGTCCAGTCATTCGTCTTTTACATTGCAAAGTGTGTAACAGTATTGAAGAACTTCCTCCCTATGTAGGTGCTCCAGAACAAGACTACCTATTAGAAATTGCGTGTGAAAAACATAAGTTCCCTTCTGGAGAAGAACATAAAGGATTGCTCTTTATCGTCCCAGTAAAGGCGTGGAGTAACACAGATGCTCGCAAAGATATGATTCGCCAAATTAAAGGTGGTGGGTCTAAGGGTCTTGACGAAATTGACGCTACTTTTTACGATACTAAGAGTCAATTTGGTGAAGATGCTATGAACTGCTGGAAAAGCAGAAATAGACCACAAGACAGTTGCCCTGATTATCAGAGCGAAAGCAAGAAACTTGTGCCTAATACAAAAAAGGAAAGAAAAGAGTTAGGATTGGACACAACGATGGCAGGACCAAAAAATTACTTGTGTCATTTTTGTCCAATCCACGCTAAGGTAGTTCAACGTAAACGACAACTGATGGGAATGTATGACTAACATGGAAAACGCTAACCTAGACCTCGATTTCTACTTTGTTGTAGGAGTCGAAAAAGACGGAAATATCCAGACTTACAAGGAGTTACCTTCAAACGTAACTACTGAACGCACAGCATCTACATTCGACATCTACAAGGTTGCAAAAGAGATTGTCTCTGACATTGAGGCTTCTTTGCTTGCAGACCGCGTAGTTGCTGGTGTTATGAATGCTATGGCACAACGTGACATGACAGTTCCAGAGCGTATTGCTCAAAACCTAAAAGAACGCGGTGTCGAGTTTGACGCAAGTAATGGTCAAGCCGTTTCATTCGAAACTGAAGAAGCAGAAATCGTAGAAAACTAACATGGTTGCCATTGAGATGTCTTGTGCTTGTGGGGCGAATCTAAGCCTCACAGGAGACAAAGAAGAGACTGAACAACTATGGCATCTCACACATAGGTTTACCAGTGCTCATACAGTTTGTGGCTATATTGATGCTCCTGCTGTAGAGAAAGAGCGACGTGTTCCTATGAAAAAACACTTCTTCAAGCCGATAATTGAGGACGATGAAGAGTAAAATAAAAGCATGAACCGCAATGATGCTTTAACGCGAGTGGTTGGCTCAGTGAATATCTCTGAGGCAACCACTTCGTATTTTTCTAACCCTGAAAAAGAGTTAGACCCTATTTTATTTCAGGGACAGACAGTAAAGCCATGGATTCGTAATAGCCTTTTAAGAATGGTGAAAGACTGCTTAGACACTGCTTATAGGTCACAAGAGTCTTGGGCAACTACTTGGTTAGCAGGTTCAGGTGTTTCTTATCAGTGGAAAGTTCAACGTTCACCTGCAGACCTTGATGTATTAATCGGCGTGGATTATTTAACGTTTAGACGCAGTAATCCTGAATACACACAGTTGTCTGATACTGAAATTAGCAAGATGTTAAACGATGACTTTCGCACCAAACTTATGCCTAACACTACTAACTGGGAAGGCTATGAAGTTACCTTCTATGTAAACCCTGGGGCTACAGACATCAGAGTTATTAAACCCTACGCTGCTTACGACTTAACACATAGTGAGTGGACTGTGCACCCTGACCCACAAGCACAACCACAGAAAAATACAGCGTGGGAAGAAGCAACTCTTCGAGATAAACAAAAAGCGGTTGAGTTAGTTTCTAGGTATTCAAGTGCAACAACAACATTAAAGGCAGCAACTAATTCTGCTTCTCGAAGAAATGCTGAGTCACAATTGATTGCTGTTTTAGAACAAGCCTCTGCTTTGTGGGATGACATTCACAGTAGTAGAAAGAAAGCCTTCTCTGATTCAGGTGAAGGATACGGAGACTTCTACAACTACCGATGGCAAGCAGGAAAAAAACTGGGCACGGTTGCTGCTTTGCGTGTAATGAAAGATTACCTAGATTCTTTTAAAGAAACCGATGAGTTAGAAACTTACGGCGTAACACTTCCAGATACTCAAACCCTCATTCGTAGAGCAGCGATGTACAGAACAGGCAGATAACTTGAACATACTCGTAGCATTAGAAGGCGTACTTAGTTCGGATAACAGCGACAACCCAAGCAGAGTTGGAGCGATGGTCTACTATGGATTTAAGCCTAATCACCGCGTTGCAATCTTTACCTCTTGGAGTAAGCCTCAAGCAGAACACTGGCTGAATGTAAACGGCTTTGTTGGCTATGACGAACTCATTGACAACACTTATGACCTACTTGGTGATGAACTGGCTCAACGCCAAATCACCGTTGCACGCTCAAGACAACAGGTAGAACTTCTAGTCACTGGTGACCCAAAGTTAGCAGCATGGGCATTTGAACAAGGGCTACCTTCTTTAGTCTTAGCCCACCCAGACACCATGCTTGTGCAGAATCGTCCTGATGCTCCCCATAAAATGCGGGCCTGGACAGATATTGAAGACGTAATTACCAAAAGAAACATCAAACGTTCTTTAGACGTTGCTAACTACAACGATGGTGCTCTTTTTAGATTCGATAACTAAGTATGAACATTATCTACGGGGGCACCGAAGTTGGCAGCAATCGAACGCTGCTCGAATCCATGGGTGTTACCCGCATGGCACTTTCTTTTTACGCCTTAAAGAAGCGTGGATTACCCCAAAAGAAGTTATGGCTAGTCTCTGAGCACTTCCTACCTACACTAGACATCTTGGTAGATTCTGGCATTGCCCAGGCTGAACGTGATAACCTCTCAATGAGAGAACTAACTTCTTTAGCAGCCGAATACCAAGATTTTGTAGCAAACAACTTGGAACGCATCAGTGGGTTTGTTGAGGCGGATTCTCAGACCCTAGGGTTGGCGTGGATTCTTCAAGAAAGGGCTTCCTTTGAGCATGACCCCAAATTGTGGGTTGTTTGGCATGACTCCTACGGGCTTCCAGTCCTACGCCAATGGGCTAAACTCTATTCAAATATAGCCATACCACACGCTACTATTGAAGCCTGTACGAGCCTTGCAGGGGTCACCAGAGGGCTGTCTAGCCAGTATGGTACGAAGTTCCACGCCCTAGGCTCAGCCAAGCCTGATAATCTTCGTCAGATACCCTTTACTACTGCTACAACCCTATCGTGGTTGTCTCCCATGAGAAATGGCGAGACCATAATTTGGGACGGAATGAAGATAGTTCGGTATCCCAAGAAGATGATGGGGCAAGCAAGAAAACGCTACTCGTCAGTAATAGCCAAGGCTAATTTAGACTATGATGCGTTCTTAAAGAACAATGGGGTGGAATCCTCTAAGGTCGCAGTCTGGTCATACCAACAGTTGGAGAAATCAATGGACAAGAAACGCCCCGACCTACACATTATTGATGGGGGAAAAGAGCCTCTGTTATCTGATAACAGTGAGACCCCTCTACTAAGCACTTTCGCGGAAACATGGGGTGACCCTTCTGATAACAGTGACCTTGAGATGCGGAAAGATTCTGCGGTAGAAGAGCCTAAAAAACTGATTGAAAGAGACCCTCAAGAGATTCAAAACCTACCTGTCTTTGGCTACAAGATGAAGACGATTGTAGACACAGATGACGAGGGAAATGACGTTCTAAAAGATGTCCCCCTAGTCCAAACTACTGGCACTTCTTTACGCCAATGCGACACTTGCTTTGTCGCCTCTAACTGCCCAGCCTTCAAACCACAGAACTCCTGTGCCTTCAACCTACCTGTTGAGATAAAGACTAAAGAACAGTTAAAAGCCCTATTAAACGTCGTTATAGAGATGCAAGGAGCACGAGTTGCCTTCTCTCGGTTTGCAGAAGAATTAAACGGAGGCTACCCTGACCCCAATACTTCGCAGGAAATTGACCGACTTTTCAAGTTAGTAAAGGGCATGAAAGAGTTGGAAGAAAACCGCGAGTTCATTAGAATTACAGCCGAACGACAGTCTTCAGGAGGGGTGCTTTCAGCCATTTTCGGAGACCGAGCACAAGCCCTAAAAGACCTCCCAAATGGAGGTTTGAACGAAGCAGAAACCACGAAAATCATTCAACAAAGCCTAGAATAGTTATCTGATAACAGCAGGTGGAGAGACGTGGAACAAGGTGGGGGAAAATGGAGGCTTATTGTCAGGTGCATTAACATGATTTATCCAGCAAACTTCAACCTCTAATCTTCCTAAACCCTCCTTCCCGAAAGGTCTTTCAATGTCATTTTTGTCTTTTAATCTTAACGAGGATTTCGTCTCAGGCTTCCGCTCAAAGAAGCCTCCTTTTGGCTACACCGATGCTGCTGGTAATTCTGTCGGGGAGATAACCTTCTTAAGAACTTACAGCCGTCTCAAAGAGGACGGAACTAAGGAGACTTGGGTTGACGTTTGTGAGCGTGTAATCAATGGAATGTATTCCCTACAGAAAGACCACGCTAAATCTCAGCGTCTACCTTGGAATGACTCTAAGGCTCAGTCTTCGGCAAAAGAAGCATTTGAACGTCTTTTTGAATTAAAATGGACTCCACCTGGTCGAGGACTTTGGGTAATGGGAACTTCTTTAGTAAACAAGTACCGTAACTCAGCAGCACTGCAAAACTGTGCTTTTGTCTCTACCGTTGAAATGACTAAGAACAACCCTGCTAAGCCTTTCTCCTTTCTCATGGAGGCTTCAATGCTGGGCGTGGGTGTGGGCTTTGACGATAAGGGAGCGGATAAAGACTTTACTATCTATGAGCCTTCTAAAGCAGAGGCTAACTTTCAAACCTACGTAATCCCTGATACTCGTGAAGGCTGGGTCGAGTCTGTAACTCTTCTTTTGAACTCCTACTTAAAGGCTGACCAACCACGTTGGATTTTTGACTACTCTCTGATTCGCCCTGCAGGTACACCTATCAAAATCTTTGGTGGCACTGCTGCTGGACATGAACCACTCCTAAGACTCCATGATTACTTCTTTAAGATGTTTGAAAATCGGGCTGGTGAAAAGGTCACTCGTAAAGACATAGCAGACATTGGAAACCTTATTGGAGTCTGTGTTGTTTCAGGCAACGTCCGTCGTTCCGCAGAACTTCTTATTGGACGTATTGATGATGAAGATTTCCTAAACCTAAAGAACGCAGAGGTTTACCCTGAGCGTAACTCTTATGACCCTAAGAATCCTGGTTGGGCTTGGATGTCGAATAACTCTGTGGAAGCAACTGTTGGCTCTGATTA